CTAATTTCAATGATGTCAAAGATCTAAATAATCCCCTTATTCCGGGGCTATTTGATTAATTGTTTAACTCGTCCCATTTTAACGGGACACTAATGAAATATGACTTTAAATGAGAACACAGTTCATTGTATTCATCACGCAATGTGTCACTCTTTTTAGGTTCACCTTCTATAGATATTCTTGAAAGAAAAGTTCTTTGCGAATACTCACTTAACTCATTTTCAATATCAATCCATAAATTTAGAGATTGCCTCTCTCGAAGATAGTCCACCAAAAAGTTATTCTTTATATCAGAAAACCAATGGCTTTTCATAAAATCCTTATAAGAAGTTTTCAGACCAAGATTTAAGTCAAACCCGTTACCTACAACAAACACGGTTTTATAGTTTTGCAATTCATCCATAGTATTATAGAATCAAAGTCACTTCACAAAAATACAAAGTTAAGAGGAATTATCCTATAAAAAGTAAATAAAAAAGCCCCGATGGAAACCGGGGCGAAATGCGTATTAATTTAAAATTTAGAAAAAAGGAATTATACTTGAGCATAAAAACAATCTAAATCTAAAACAGCTCGTCTTATTGCTCGATAATCATTATGAGGTACCGTAACAAATTGTTCCCCTTCCTCCCCTAATTCTGCAGAAAATAATCCTTGAGGGGCTCGTGATGTATTTATTAAGTCCACATAACATCCATAATCTATACTATAAACATTATATCGTATCCCTGGAGTATCCTGACTTGAGACACTCTGTTTTATAACGTGTATCACTCTAGCATCGTACAAATAATCAATAAGATTATTTTCAATATCTGTCCTTAATAAGAAAGCGCGAGCATTCCTTTTACCAATCACCTCATCTATAATCCATCGCAAAAGTTTTATAGCTTCCATACTTGAAGTTACAGACTTTTCTTTATCACGATTATACCATATACGAGAGGCGTCTCTTATATTTTTAATAGATATATTACTAGAAGCAGCCTTTGTAGCAGCTTGAACTAAAATATTTATTGCGTCTCTAGGTACTCCCTCCGAAGCTCTCACTAATTCTTCAAAGGCAGGAATTTGCGTAAAAGTATTACTAATTAATTCATCCGCAAACTTTACTTTCTGCTCTTCTGGCAATAATGAATTTATATGCTTAAACAATAAATTTTTAAAAAAGTCTATTGATAAATAATCATTATTATCGAATACCATAAATTCATCCAAATTAAGACTTGTCATATCAGCACCTGTTTCGATACCAATATATTCCGAAATACTCTTTTGGATTTTAAAATTAGAACGATGTTCTATCGCTCCTATTTTTACTGTTACACCATAAATAGGAAATAAACAACGCCTCAATAAATCACCTAAAAAAGGTTGTAATTCAACAGGTATTTCAGCCCATTCGTCTAATACAATCCAAAACTCATGAGGAGCTATCAAGTTAAGTATTTTAGACATAATGACCCTAATAGAAGGAAAGTGTACTCTATGATTTTCGAAGCCAGTATTTACTGTTTTTTCTCCTATTTTTTCCCCAATACAACAATCTTTTGTAAAACCAATATTTGGAGCTGTTCCCAAAGTTAGTGCGACATTGTTAGAGTTTTTAATATTTGATTCAACCAAATTTTCTTTAGTAATTTCACCGCTTATTTTTATTTCTGAGATAGAAGTTGCTAATTCCTCCAATAAAGGTCCCATAGTTCCCATATGTACATCTTCTCTATTGTCTTCAGCAATGAATTCAAATATCTGATCATGAATAACTGAGAACACATCAATAAGCAGTCTTGTCGCTCTTTCCGAGACAGGAATAGTTCTATCTGAATATAAACCGCCTGTAGAACCTACTAAACGTAAATCAATATAAATAGGATAACTACCTTCATTTTCTATTTTCGAGCATAAATATTTAAGAACATGCGTCTTACCTGTCCCGCGTCGGCCATATAAAATTTGATGGTCATTATTCATTAATTGAGTAAACAAAGAGCCGACATCAACAAAAGTATTTACCAATTGTTCCGTAGAATATTTCTCTGACCTTTTCCTTAATTTTAAGATAGCTGTATTTATTTCTTTAGCCATAGCACTAATTATATAGTGCAAATATAACTAAGTTTAAGATATAAAACAAAATTTTCAAATAAAGAGATTCACATAATATTACCACTGAAATAAATCATAACTTATACCACCGCCAACATAAAAACCACCCGGATAACCATATCCAGCCTGCAACCCTAATCCCCAACGCTTCTTCTTCGACTTGACAACCACCGGATGGTAAATATCATTCGTCACCGTCTGATACACAGTCTTAGGAAATACCTGTAAACTATCCAGCCGAGGGTCTACATATCCACTTACCACAGCCCGATACGAGCTGTCTCTATATACCACTTGCTTACGATGAAGCAAGGTATCACCTATCCGTGTCGTATCATCTGGCACGAAACGCCAGAACACAGCCATCGGTGCAGAGATAAGCATCGTATCTACCTTGACAACCGTCTTTATCTTCGTCTCGGTACGTATTTCTGCCGACAAAGGCTCGTGCGGACGAAACCAAGCCGCCACACAAGCAAGCAATACAACCAATATCCACAGTAACTTTTTCATTCCTCAAACCTTAAATCGTTAATCCGATTCATCCACCCCCGTTTGAATTTATTGTTCGCCGGACGAGAGCGGCATATATCCTCGATGAAATCGAACCGTGCAATCTTAATCATGTCGAACAACTCACGCGGGTTCCTGGCATTCACCGCAGCGAGTGTCTTAGGACCTACTATTCCATCCACAGTAACACCAAGCAAGCGTTGAGGTATCTTTATTCCGTGTGCACCCGATGCCCACACCCAATCGACAAGGATATTTGCTACGGACTGGCTCGTTATCAAATCTGCCTTCCATCTATCCCAATAATGCGGCTTGAGCACCCGGTTAACGACATCCTCACGGGTAAGCAGACGCAGGTCATCCACGTCTATATCACCGTCACCGTCCTTGTCATAGCCGCATGACTTCCACGTGCCGATAGTCACACCCATATTCGTTGCACCTCCAAGGTCTGCCGGGTCATTCACGAAACCGCCTTCCCATTTGAGAATCCAAGGCGCTAATTTATACACATTCGCCATTCTTATTTTCCTCCTTGATTTTTGGTTTTACATAAAAATACAATATATTTGCAAACGCCTTTGTTTAAACTTTAAGTTGTGTAGTATTAAGGGAAAGGGAGCCGTTGTGAAACACCTTCCTTTCCGCGAATCAGTAGCCGTTTTGCGGTTCTCTGTCACCGCATTTCTTCCTCTCACACCGTTTCAGTGCCAGTTCCAGTTTCAGGTCAGAATTAGCCTCCTTCAGTGTAAACAACTCATCCTGCACCTTACGGAGCCGGTCTGTCTGCTCCACAAATCGCTGTTCCTTCTCCGAAAGCTGCTTCTGCAGGAACTCGTTGTACTCCCGTAATGCCTTGAACTCCTCGACATCAGCATGCGCGTCCTCAATACGCGCATTGGTCTTGCGCGACATCCACCACTTAACAAGCTGCTTGATGCCCTCGATGCCACCGAGTGCGGTCACCAACATAATCCAATCATTCATTTCCATTTCTCCCGGTTTAACAATCGATACAAATTATAAGCACCCCCACATAAGCACAAGCAAACGCTGCCATCTCCGCCCAGAACAGCCATTTCCGGTATCTCAACATGATAACAACGGCTATCGGGAAAGCAACCGCAGGCAAGTACCACATACCGGAGAGACAAACCCAAAGAATTGTAGCTAATCCGGCTATTACTGTCCCTGCATAATGTACTTTGCTCTGAAATTCCTCCTTGAACAGCGGGGCTGTCCCGACGAACATCAGCCCACCGCAAGCAAGAAATGCCAAACATTGCAGGTTCTCCGATGAGCATTCAATCCACACCGGCATAAGCAGCATGGCAGGAACGGCCATCGCCGCCTGAAACAGCCACGCCGGGCGGTTCCGTTTCTTCAGTTGATAATAGGTGTCAGAGAGCGACCAGGGCACTCCGCACACTCTCACCGCATACATTATGTACATAGTGAGCAAAAACAGCGACATAAAACATAAGTAAATCATAAGCTATCAATTTAAAGGTTGAACACTAATTTTTCAGGATAACCGGAAGTGTAATCATACGCTCCGACCTCCTCTTTCGTAGCAAGTCCCATAACCGCGGCCAGATGTTCCTGCGTGGCATTATAGCATTCCAGGGCATACAGTTCCAGTGCGGCCAGCATCTGCAAGGCAAGAGGAATGGGGATTACATACTTCACGGCATCATACCACAGCACGGTTGTCTCCTTACCCACAGCCTGCTCGATAGTAATTGAGTTTACCAGTCCTACCCGCGTATCCTTGTCAAGCCACATCCGCTTGCCGCCAAGCGTAAAGGAATTCACGGCATCGGACCCGTCGTAAACAGCAATTTCATTGACCTTCGCGCTCTTCACACCCTCCAAAGTCGGTTCATAGGGAGGGGTTAATTCACATTCGAGAATTTCCTTTGCAGACGCTGCCGGATGGGCTTCGTAAAATGCTTCCTGTTCCGCATTCAACGGTACCCAGGCTCCATCCAGGTAATCCTCATAGGTTGTACCCACTTCATAGTTTTCGTCCAGTTCAAAATCAAGACGGACAACTTTCTCCTCTGAATAAATATGTATATATTGCATTATTGTTAAAGCCTATTTTTATTCATTATGATAAATCGGTAATTCGTTCTAATACCTGATGTAAGCGGTGCCGTATTTATTTCAGTAAATGAGCCCAGATAATCCGAAGATTTGAACATACGATACGGAGAAGAACTTTCCTGTGCTATCGCATACTTTCCGTCAGACGAAAGCCCCAAAGCAAAGCTATTGCCAATAACGGAATGCTTCAATGCCCAGGTTTTTCCGTAATCGGCGGATATACGTGCACCGGAATAAGAGTACCCTCCCTCTATAACCATATATTTCCCGTCATAGGATATGGCCAATGTACGGGCAGAGAAACTCGAATCGGTAATTTTAGTCCACGTCTTCCCATAATCCCCGGAATAATAGGCATAGTATAACTTTGATGAACTCTCCCTGTTGCAGCAACACAACATGTATTTGCCGTCACCGGAAATGGCAATCTTTGTGATAGGCCCCCTGAATATTTCACTGCTGAAAGTTTCTCCATAATCGGAAGATATAAACAGCTCATGGGTAGTATAATAGGGAGAATTTGACGCATATGCCACTACGTATCTGCCGGAATGGGACATTTCCACCCCCATGAGAGGCACGGTATTGTCTTTTAATCCATTGGAGACCCGCCATGTCTTCCCATAATCCCCGGAAAGCATCAAATCATATTTGTTATTGCTATTCTGACACACAACAGCGACCAGATTCCCCCTGCCGTTGCAGGCTATCGAGTATACGGAATAGCAATTATCAGGCTTGAAAGGTTCTGCCGTCTCCAGAAAATCCGTAGAACGCAATAATCCCACATTTGCCATATAGCACGAGCAATAGATATGCCTGCCGTCTCCGGACATGGCAATCCTCGTTCTATCGTTGCTGAAAAAGTATTCGTTTACATTAGGAAGGTCGGAAGGTTGTCTTCTGGTCCATGTCATTCCACAATCCTTGGAAATATCTATTAAGGCTCTACTGTCGGAGAATGCAATCACATACTGACCGTCCTTTATATTATTGCTTCGTCTTTTTAATACACTCATAAACCTTAGTCCCTTGTTTTTACGGATATTGAATAGGCGCCAGCGGCATAGCACCAGATACTAATCTCAAAGATATCTCCAGCGGAAACACTGATTGAAGTACCGGACATCGAAGTGAACGCGCCGGTATTGGGTATCGGCTGTGTGAATGCCGCCGATGCGACGCAGCGGATATACAAGTCATTGCCCACTGACATTCCGGAAGCAAGGCTGATGTTCGTGGCAGAACCCAAACTTGCAGTGATACTTCTCTTGGAAATTGGCAGGGAGGCCAGTGTCGTGACCGTATTCGCACCGGTGACTGTCGGGTCACCGACACCTTGCGGCCCTTGTGGTCCTTGCGCACCAGTCGCCCCTTTAGGTCCAGTAGCTCCGGTAGCACCCGTAGCGCCTTTTGCTCCGGTAGCACCCTTCAGGTTCTTGAAAGCAAAGGAAAAGGTTCTGGCCAATGCGGTACCACCGAGAGAAACGGTCACGGAGGGCGTACCGATGTTGGCGTCAACCGTAGCAGTAGCACCGGTAATACTGGCACTTGCACCTGCTGCACCCGTGGCACCAGTAGCACCGGTAGCGCCTTTTGCACCCGTATCACCTTTGTCTCCTTTATCGCCCTTTGGACCTTGTATTCCTTGTGCACCAGTGGCGCCTTTTGCACCAGCAGGACCGGTAGCACCAGTATCACCTTTTACTCCTTGCGGTCCTGTGGCACCGGTATCACCTTTCATGCCCTGTGGACCTTGTACGCCTTGAGGACCTTGCGCTCCCGTATCCCCCTTCTCGCCTTTATCGCCCTTTGGACCTTGCAATTGTCCTTGACTTTGCCAATCACCGTTATACCAGGCATAATATGTATAAGGCAATGCAGTTCCAACGGAATAGAAACCAGTGATGTTTGCCCCGTCAGGTACAGCAGTCTTTAAGGCATCAAGCGTATCGTAACGTCCAAGAAGGGTGAATGTATCTCCCGGCTTGCCTTTCACATAGATATCCGTCTTAACGTATTCTTTAGCGCTCTTATCCCATTGGTATACATAGTGGTCTGCACCGATGTAGGTAGGATGTTCTGCCGTATCAGTAGCATTCGCAGTAGCCGTCTCCGATTCCTGCTTGAGGGCAGCAAATTCAGTGACACGGGTACTTTCAGCATTTACGCGTCCGGTTTCGGCTGTTTGGCGGTTAGTTTCCGCACTATTACGTGTATCCTCAGCAGTGCTTCGGGCATTCTCAGCAGTAACGCGCTTACCTTCTGCTGTAGCACGACTGGTTTCAGCATTGACACGACCCGTTTCGGCTGTCTGTCGGGTTGACTCTGCGTTGGCCCGCACTGTCTCAGCATTTTTACGTTCCTCCTCGGCGCTGACACGTTTACCTTCGGCAGTAACACGGCCGGTTTCGGCAGTTGCCCGTCCGGTCTCAGACGTCTGTCGGACCGCTTCAGCTTTGCCTCGCTCTGTCTCTGCCGTTTTCCTGAGACCTTCGGCTGTCACACGTTCCTTTTCGGCATTGATACGCGTAGTTTCAGCAGATGCGCGGGTACTTTCAGATGAAGCACGCTTTGTCTCAGCCGTTTCACGGGATTTCTCAGCTTCCTTGCGTGCGTTCTCCACTATGACACGCTCCGCTTCGGCTTTGCGCACTTCCTCAGCAGCTTCCTCAGCAGGGGCAGACAGCAACTCAAGCGGTGCCTCGACCACCGATTCTTCCATACCGGCAAGACGGAGGGCGGGCAGGCTCACGATATCGGCCAGCGAATCGACAATCTCCACATCGCCCACACCTTGGGAGCCGACAAGAAGGGCTTTCTTCACCTCCTCTACAAGCTGGTTGAACTGATTTGATTCCAATACCATAATTTTCAGAATTGATTTAAGATGGCTGGATGACGTTCAGTTGGTTAATTACCGCACGTTTCACGGCAGCTATGAGCCGCGAGTTCTTCACCACAAGTTCAAGAGCCTTGCAATACTGTTCCGGGATTTCCACCGCATCTTTCGAGTAGTAGATTTCCCGTGCCAGGTCTTCAAAGCCTATATCCAGAAGGATACTTCCGTTGTACATCATTTCATTGCCGACCGTTTCGGCTACGTCGAAGGTCTGCTTGGCGCCTTCGAATGAGGTCTGGGCCTCGATTTTCTTAAAGTTGATTTTCATACTTTCTATTTTAATTATTCTATATACTCATCCATGACAGATACCAATTCCCCAAAACCCGTTTTATCACATGCCATTCACGCCCGTTGATATTCGTCCTGGAAGAGTTCGCGAACGTACCGGAAGGAAAACTGATGGTATTCCCGTTCGGCATTATCCATATCTCATGCCCGTCAGAAGAGGACGGAAGGGATATAGTACAGTTGCCGTAAAAAAGCAGTGTGTGGTCGGTCGCCTTAATGCTGTACCTTGTAACCGAAGAGAGTATCACGTCAGTATTCCGGTATACACCTTGCGTCTTCAGCGGCCCGGCAATTTCCAGAGTCCCGGAGGACGGAGCATACATCTTCCCCACTATCACATCACCACCGAAATAGCTCTCGCCGGAAGATACGTGTATGGCCCTATTGCGCCCCGGAATGGTTGCAGAGATGGTTACCACCCCTTTGACTGTGCCCGCTTCCATAGTCTGGTAGGGCCTTATCAGGATGCTATTGGCTCCTCCGTCCGACGCTATCGCATGCAGATAGTAGCTCTTGCTGAGTTCGAATTGCGTAGTGCTATCTGTAAGGTCGGTCACGAACGCTCTCGAGTTGGTGGATATACCGTTACCATGCAGATACAGATAGTCACCTATCCGGCCGCTGGAGGCGTTTATCTTTCCGTTTACGGTGATGCCGTTCAATATGGCGTTGGCACCGGAAATATTTCCTTTCAACGTAAGATTATTGGCTGTGATATCGTTAAGCGTGGCATTGGCACCGGATATGGTACCTTTCAGGGTAAGGTTGTTCGCGGTGATATCATTCAGTGTAGCCCCCGCCCCGGTAATGTTGCCCTTCAACGTAAGGTTATTAGCAGTAATGTCGTTCAGGATGGCGTCAATACCTGAGATATTGCCTTTTAATGTCAGATTATTAGCTGTGATGCCGTTCAGCGTAGCATCCGTGCCCGTTATGCTGCCCTTTAGAGTCAGGTTGTTTGCCGTGATGTCGTTCATCGTCACACGCCCGTTTGTATCGACCACGAAACTGCCGTTGATGATGGTCTTTCCCGTAAAGTTTATCCGGTCAGCCTCGATTGTAGCATTGGATATCAGCCTGCCCGCTTCGCCTTCGGTGATGAACGCGCTGATTTGAGCACGCCTGACGATATCACCGTTGGGGTCGACCTTTTCCGCAAACATGGTGGCGATATTGCTTTCCGTCACTAAACCGGCTTTGTCGATATTGGTAATGTTACCTTTGGAATCGAAGGTTATCTTCTGCACGAACTGGTCTATACGGCTGGCCGTCTGGCTAATGGCTGAGGTGTGCTGTTCCACGGTACCCTTCAGGCTGTTTGTGGCGGTCACCATACTTTCTATCTTCTCGGCAGTCACATGAAAGCTGCCTGCATGGGCGAACAGCTTGCCGTCCAGGTCAGAGACGGACGCACTGAAGTCTGCACGAAGACCGCGGGCCGATATGTCAATAGCAGACTTATATGCTTCGGTGATTCCAGTCTCAAGGCCTACAAGACCGGACGTGAATTCAGATTTCAGACCACGGGCGGAGATGTCGATAGCAGAGGTGTATTCTTGCGTTATACGACTCTCAGTATTCGTCAGGTCCTCCGTGAACTTCGCTTCAAGGTTGCGCGCGGTAAGCAGGAATTCACTGTGATACTCTTCAAGCTTGCCTGCCGTGCTTCTGATTTCGTCAAGGTTCGCCTGAATCTTCTTGTCTGTAAGTTCAAAACGCATATTGAATTCCTCGCGCAAGTCAGCAAGAGCATCATCGGTTAGCGTAAGTGCATACAAGTACATGTCACCGGTAAAAGACATGTGGAAATCACCGGTTCCGTTCCACTTACCGGTTATCTCCATCTGTTTGAATTCAGTACTGGGATATAGGTCCTTAGAAAAGGAAATCGGGGTGTATTCCTCAAAACCTTCTTTGTTCTCGTTCTTGAAATGGAAGGCAAGAGTGCCGGGGCGCTTCACCAGATACTTGAAAGAGATAGTGAACTGCCGGGGGCGCTTGAGTTCGTCGAAGGTCTCAAAATCCGGATGGCGGTAAAAGTCTGAGTTGACCTGCTCGATATAGCTGTTCTTAAGGCGTAGCACATTCTTTGCGCGTTCGCTTACTATATCGGCGAAAGATTCCTTGTTCGCATAGAAGTTACTGTTGAAGTACAGCAGCCGACCGTCAACTCGGAAGATGCGTATGTTGCTGCTACCGGTCCAGTACTGCATGTCAGCGGCAAAAGACGCATTGTTAAGGTAATTGTTCAGGGCATTGATTTCATCACGCACGGATGAGATTTCAGACTTGATAAGTCCTTCAATGACAGTGAACATTGTCAGGATGTCCTCACCGGCCATCGTAAGGAATCGCCCTTTGATTTCTACGCCACCTTCCGGTGTGTACTTGATGTAAGTGCTCTCATCACGGGCGCCGATATAGGAAGTACCGTACACTTTCATGTAGGCATGCCCGGTGGATTTGTCAACACCGAAGGAGATTACATCTTTCCCCGTTAGGTTGAAGTCGTCAATGCCGGTGTAGAAAGTTATAGACGGGGATGTCTCGTTGGTAGACGATAGCACGATTGCGCTTTGAAGGTCTACATCTGTACGGTGGCCCAATCCTATAATGTCATCGCCCGCTTGGGGAACATCGCTGTCCTCATCGCAGATGGTCTTGGACAAATCGATGTAGTCACGTCCCACGGCCACAACCTCACGCCAATAGTAGCGATTGGAGGCATTAAGAGTGGTTCCTTCGACGATGTTGCACTCCTTTGCCTGCGCCAGCGAGCCTACACTGAACTCGTTGGCTATCGCCTCACCGTCCTGCTCGGCAAGAAAACTGCAGCGGTAGACGTCTTCCAGTTCCTCCACGCGGATGCACTTCATACCGGCATGGGTGATTATTTGTTCACCGCCTACATGGGTAGCTCTCTTGACTTGCAATTCATCAAAGACGGCCTTTATCTTCACATATAGACGGTCAACGACAGCCTGCGAGGTGCCGTCCTTGCGTACCGTGATACCGCTGCCGTTCTTGCCTATCAGCAATCCCTTCAAAAAGTTTATGATTTCTTCCGCTACGTCGCTTGCGTCCTTGCGGAGGAACATTCTCAGGGTACGCAAGGCTGAGAACACATTGAAGTTGCTTGCGGCCGTAGCGTCGTTGGTCTTGATGACATAGATGTTGCTTCCTCCCGAACCGGTGAAGGTCTGTCCCTTAAAAGTCAACTCTTCGACTTGCGTTTCAATATCGGAAATGCGGGAATAGGCGGTGCTTTCGCCAATCGTATACTGCGGGGAATCGTAAGGCTTGTCGAGGTTGATTTCAAAGCCGATGACACGGGACAAGCGCCCGTCCTTGAAGTAGGCAGGATTGACAAGGTTGATGCGCTGTCCTATGTCAAAGCTGTGATTTATTTGGTCTTTGTGTACCCAGATGGAGTTGAGCGTAGCCGTATAGGTGCCGTCGTCGATGCAGGTCTTTGCCACGTACTTCTTTGCAGTGGCAAGCAGTTCCTCTTCGGCAGCAGCCACCAGCCCAAGTTCGGTTATCTTCTCGGCATTCCAACCAGACAGTACATACTTGTCACCTTTTGAAGGGAACAACACTTCATCCGGCAAGGAACGGCCGTAGTCTTCATTCTGTACAATCTCCCAAAGTTGGGCATCAGGATTCCATGTGCCGTCGTCGTTCTTTTCGGTCAAACCAAGAGGATTAAAAGCTACGCCGAACTCCATGCCGTTGAGCTTGCCGGATTCGAACCTGATTTTGAGTTCCTGTCCTTCAAGGATGTATTCCTTCGAGAAGTTGATGCCTGAATCCTTGAACCGGTAGAAGGTAGCTTTTGTCTTTGTACCATCTTCATTATCTACCTCGCTCTCATAAAAGCTTACACCGGTGATTTCACCTACTCTTTTGGGGCAGATGTCATCAAATACAACAACGGCTTCGACAGCTTCCAAATCGGTCAAGCCCTCGTGGGCATCCACGTATGGAGTGCCTGCCGGAAGCATAAGGCGCTTCTGGACGATACCGTTGACAACAGCGGTCTGGTCTACCGGGCGATAGTTGGTAGGGATGTTTCTTGTTGAACCGAACGCATAGATTCTTGTAGCATAAGTACCCTTGCTATCACTCCGGCTCATGTCCTTGGCTTCCTTATCCAGTTCTATCTTAACAGCATCGGAGAACTCACAGCGTCCGAAGTTGATTACATGGTCCGTTACCCAACAATCACAACCCCAGTTATCAGCCATGCTGAACATAGCATCAATGAGGTTGGTATTGTCATAGGTCATCAATTTGGAGGAGTTCTCGACACTATCGTCAATGGAAAACACGAAGTCTTTTCCCTCATATTTATAACCAAGAGCTTTCAAATTGCGAAGGAATACACCCATCTGGACATCCAGTGAAGCGGTAAGGGACCAGGACGCTTCCAGTCCTCCGTACTCCGGGGTGTACTTGAATATCTTTGTTTTCCACTTGAAATAGTAAGCGTCAAAACGAAGTTCATAGGAGTAGCCTCCGTTCTTGTAGGTCGGATAGGGAATATCTACAATCTGATAGATTTTTGCCAATTTACCGCCCATGGAGGCATCGAGTACCCCACGCAGGTCAACGTAATCACCTACTTGGAAATCGACTGGGGACAGAGTATTAAAAGGTAGTACGACATAGTCCTCTTTCATTAAAGAGAACTTGCCTTTTGCACCGGGATTGATACCAGTTGAAAAGCGGGTATTGCCTTGTATGTCCTTAATATCTATCATGTAAACAAAGGTCGGACATAAAAAAAAGAAGCCCTAAAAATTAGAGCTTCCATACACGACAATGAATTTAATGTCGTAAATTTCTAGCCTACAACACGGTTAGATGGATTATACTCACAGAATTTGGCTGATATTTTCCCAAATGTCCGGTCTAAGCTTTGGGCATAAGAAACGCTCTTTCCTAAATATAGCAAATGATAAATATCACTACTGTTCTCAGGAATCTGAATATCAATTTTACCTTTGTAAAGTTCTTCATAAAAAGCTGTTTTCTTTGCCTGATAATCGGCAGGAGAATCACCTTCTACTGTAAAAACAAGAGTTAACTCACGCTCATCAAGCTTGGGGTTATCCATAAGAACTTGTTTCCCATGTTCCAAGCGTGATTTATTCTCTATAAACTCTTTCAGAGGTACCGGTGCTCCCAGTACATCAAGAAAGTTATCTCCCATTCTAACACCCCACTCTTTTAGGGCTTCTCTTCCGTTTATTATTAATTCTGCCATAACTATTATAGATTCTTTATATCCTGCTTGATATCATTTGTATTATCGAGTATTCGCGGACTATTCTTGGCAAGAATAACAGAGTTTTCAAGTATATCTCTACGGTCCATGTTACCTTCTACTTGGAATGTTCTCATTTCATCTACGATTCTTTCCATATTGGAGACTTTATCGGTCAATGCCTTTATGTCCTCTGTCGGGAAAACAATATGTACCTGCGACTGATAGCCGCTCGCTATTGTCTCTTTGGCTCTATCTGCGAAATTAGGAGTTCCAGATAACAAAGCTGGGACATCCCCACTTCTAAGATTGAGCAATGAAAGTTTGCCATTGATGGATGAAAGTAAACCGGTCTGTTGAATGGACTGGTTCTTTATTTCTTCCCCGGCAACCTGCAAAGCTGTAAAACGTCCGTTAAGTTCTTCGCCGGTATCTTGTGACATGGCTTCAAAACCCTTGCTACTCGCCTGCTGTAAAAACATGGTTCCAAAGAACTGGTTGATGGCATCAACTTCTTTCTTCATGTCGTCAACCATCGTCTGTTTCATGGAGTCGAGGAGCTGCTTTTCTTCGGAAGTCAGGTCGTCATCTCCCATGGCCTTTTTCCACTCATTGTACCACTTCTGCATCTGCGGTTTGAAGTTCTCCACATACATGGCCTTAATCAAAGCCTTGCGCATGTATTCGCTCATGTCATCGGAAATATCCTCCGCTGTGGCCTCTATATCGTACAAGGAATTCAGAATACCATCAGAGAACGACTCCCATTCCTGCTCAGCTTCATTACGGGCGTTCTCCGCTTCCTGGGCGGCTTCTTCCGCACGGTTGATGGCTCCCGTATCAAGAGTGGGGAAAAGCTTGTTAGCCGCATCCACAATGTCGACACCGGCTTTCTGAATTTCGGCTATCATCTCGTCCAGAGTCTTGCGCTCGGCCGTATCAATGGCACCGTCTTTCATAAATTCGGTATATTTGTCATACCAGGCCTGAATCTGAGGCTGGAGCTGGGCAGTAAACATGGAATCCACCAAGGCATTGCGCATATATTGATAGATATTGTCGGCTATGTCCTCGGCGGTAGCTTCTGCGTCATAGAGCACACTCTTGATACTGTCGGAGAAAGAGTTGAACGCTTTCCTTACCTCCTCTCCAGAGTCTTTCCACGCGTCACTGATTTCCCCGGCAGCATCGGCGACCTCCTTGCTCAACCCGTCAATGTCATTCTTGATGTTTGTACGCTCTTCATCGGTTACAAGTCCATCCTCTGAGTATTCCTTCCATTTTTCCCAGATGGCCTTGATACGCGGTTCGTACTGTTCAAGGTACATTGCCTCAATAAGCTCTTTCCGCATGGAATCGGAGATATTCTTGGCAACAGTCTCAGCAGTAACTTCCGTATCATACAAGGAACTTAATATTCCATCGGAGAATGATTTGAATTCCTCCTCAAGTTCTTTCTTTAGGTTGCTCTCAGTAATGCCAAGAGTATCACTCAGAATATCCTTAGCGGCCGTAATGTCGTTAGCCAACTTCTCCGCTTCGTTTCTTAACGCATCCTTTTCAGTGCCGGTTATGTCACCGTCAGACATGGCTTCCTGAACCTTCTTGTATAACTCCTCTATCTGCGGTTGGAAGCTATCGGTGAACATCTTATCAACCATCTGCTGACGGATGTACTCAAAGATGTTATCTGTCACATCCTCGGCAGTGGCTTCGACGGAGGACATGGCAGACTTGACGCTATCAACAAACGACTGCAAGTCTTCGGCGTTCTTCAGCTTGTCAGCAAACAAACTATTAACGTCCTCTACGCCCTTCATCATCTGCTCAATGTATTGGTCAATCCGAGAGCCGAGTTGTACCATGTCACTCTCGGACAATCCGTCTTTGGAAAGCCCTTCAAAGGTCTTGTACAACTCTTCCATCTTGCTCTTGTACTCCTTTTCATACAGAGCGTTAATCATTGCCTGACGGAAGTAATCATAGATATTATCAGAAACATCCTTGGCCGTCACATCAAGGGAAGTAAGAGAACTCTGCATACTACCGATGAAATCCTCATAGTTATCCGTGCTACTGTCGGTATCCTCTTTGGTCCATCCGAAAATTTCCGCAAGCTTGTCACGTTCGGCAAGTGCGGAACCGGCAATTGCGTCATACTGCTTCCGAAGAGCCTCCATCTCCTCCTTCGTAATGCCTCCTTGGTCTTTATTGGCCTGGGCAAAGGCATCGTACCACGTTTGAAGGTCCTCGGTAAATTTGTTGCCTACCATTGTGGTAAGCACGGCACGCTGCATATATCCGCTGAAACTGTCAGAAAAGTCTTTCGCGGAACTGCCCATATCCATGAGGGTATCCACAAAACTGTCGAAAACGCTATCGAACGTTGTCTGTGTCAGTTGTTCACTAATCTGGTTCTGAATATCCTCAATCCTTTCCTCTCCATCTATAATGCCGTTCAAATATTCTTGCACGTCACCGTCCATCTTCGCCCAGAAGGCAGGAGCTTCGGATTTAAGTTTCTCCAATTGCTCAACAGTGAGGTCAAACAGTCCGGTCATTCTTCCGGTCCCGACAAACTCTTTGGCGGCATTGACTGACATGTCGAGTGCGTCGGCAATGTCCTGCCAGTCGCTTGACGAGGTGTTCTTTGCCATCCGCTTGCCAATGGAATGGGAACCTGCGGATGCACCGGAATTAAGACGTTCTTTTCCCAGTAGGCGATATGCCTCAATTTGCTTTTCAACAAGGCCAAGCGCCTCTTCTCCTACCTTGTCTGCCTCCATGCCGTAGGAAATGCTGATGTATTCCTGCTTCTTGTCTATCAGTTCATCCCATATCTCATTGAGCCTGGTGTACTCCTCAACCATCTCGTTATAGTGGGAATAATCGGCACCGAACATCCCGTCCAATGCGGACACTACAGAGGAAATTCCAGAAACCGCACTCATTGCGCCTCCGACAATATCACCCGACATGATTTGCCCGACCCCGGATGCCGTTTGTCCTAAGCCGCCAAGCGCATCAATGGCACTTGTTATCTTACTGTCGTCAAATCCGAATATGTCGGCGATACTTGAGCCAAACTCATTCAATGCAGGGGCAAAAGACGTCACAGTATTTCCTATATCGGTGATTCCTTGACCGATTTTCTTGGAATCGTTGCCACCCTTTTTTATGGCTTCTATCCCTTTCTCCAAGTCAGAGACGAAAGCCTGCCACGGTGATTTGCCTTTCAGCTCATCCTTTAGCCCTCTGATTGCATCTGTTACGTCCTTTATGGAGATTTCACCCTTTTCTATCTTTTCAATGTCCTTATCAGTGAATCCGAGCGCTTTCAATTCGTCAAGTGTAACATTCGTTCCGTCACTTTCCTTTGTACCAGACATGTACTTGACAAGTGTTTCATACTTATCAATGATGGACTGAATAGCGGAAACGGACTTATTGCTGGCATCTTCAAAGAGGTCTGCCATCGCCTTTGTGGAGTGACCGAACTGTTCATCAAGCTGTTCAAGAGCCTTGTTCTTTTGGGCTACCTTGGAAGCGTACTCCGGGCTGTCGGTTTGCAGTTTGGCTATCTCGTCATTGTATTTCTGTACAAGGTTCTTGCGCTTCTCCTGATAGTTTCCGTACTCAATGAAGTATTCCTGCCATGCTTTACGTTCGGATTCCAACTTCTCTTTACTGGCATCTTTAACCCCTTTCCCGTATGACTTGTAAGCGTTTTCTTCCCAAGCGGACAAATCAGATTCCTGCTCATCGGTCAGTTTTCCATTTTGGGCCTTTTCCCACTCTTTGCGCTGCTTGTCTATCGCATCGAGTTCTTTCTGATAGTCTAAGTCAATCTGAGCCAGCTTCTTCTCAGTACCATCCTCCATGAGGTTGATTTCATCCTGCTGGTTTTTCCGACGAATGGAAAGAAGTTGTTCGGCAAGTTGTTCTTGCTGTTTGAGTTGTTTGGCTGCTTCTTTTTGAGCTTGGCTTCCTTGCTTGGAAAACGAATCGTAAACTTTCAGTTCTTTTTCGGCTTCTTTTAGCTTTCTGACATTATCCTTGTAACTATTTACAACAGCGTCATCTATGCCTTTGAATTTTCCTGCATCCAACAATTTCTTTTGAGAAGATGCAATGGAGTTTAAAGCGGTTTCGGCTTCTTTCTTCCGGTTAGTCCAAAACTCCTTATTTTTAATAACAACTTTTTTATCATCTTTTCCTTTTTGCTTATTAGCCTCTGTTCGTATCTTTTCAATGTCAGCTACCACTTTTTTAGCGGCTTCAAGTTTGGATTTAGCATCAGATAATTGAATCTCATATTGTCCTGAATATGTACCTCTTTTAGAATCCGCAGCAATTAATGCATTAATTTTATCAACTTCTTTTTGAGCCAATACAACGCCTGTTTTAGCCCCAACAATCTCTCTTCTATCAGCCGCTTTATTGATTTGTTTTAACAAAGAAAGCTGATCCATTAATTTAATCTTCTCAATATCCATATTTTTAAAAACTTCCGGCAATATTCTCTGAAGTTTTAAATAAGCATCGGCTTTTTGGTATTGAGTAGATGTTTCATCTCTGATTACGCTAAGTAATTCATTTATCTTATTTTTCAGATTTTCAGAAGCATTTTTCATTTTCTCCATTGACTCAGCAGCAGAACGAGCCGTCTTTTCAGCATAAGTTGTATGCTCTGCCAATGTATATACAGCAACACCGAGTGAAACAACAGCCATTCCCACTGCTACATAGGGATTCATTGCGAGAACCTTGTTATATGCAACTTGAGCAACAGTAGCAGCTTTAGTTGCTGTAATCTTCGCCCATATAGACTTTACAGAACCTTGTTCAACAATAGTATTTATCAGTAACCCAGCTCGATAAACACCATAAATTTCGATAAGAGCCAATACACTCTTACCTATAATGTCATAGTTCTTAACGATAGTATCGACAGCAGATATACTTCCTGAAATCAAATCTTGATTAGCAAGTCCTATTTCAGCCAAAGCCGTTGTTATCGTATCTTCCAAATTAGACATTTGTCCCTCAATAGTCTTTGCAATAGCTTCCGTAGAACCTTCAACGCCTTTCATTGAGCCAAATTGTTCAACGGCTTTCATTACAGATTCAACTGTTCGGTCACATTCAACTGTCATATCACGGAACGAAAGCTTAACTTTATTCCCTTCTGTTTGAACACGAACACCGAACTCTTTCCAACGCTCTGGATTATTTATATCAAGTATCGCCTCTGTTAGCTGGTCGAAAGGTTTTGCTACTGTATTGGTAAAATCTCCCATTTTTTTCATGGCATCCATCGAAGGAGTGACACCACGATTGACGAATTTTATAAAATCATCCGTCAGTTCATCAAGTTGGAAGTTTGTTTTTGCGGCAAAGCTATTTATGTCAGATAGATATGCTTTTGCTTTTTCGGAACTACCATTCAGAGCATTAGTTAATACAGATTCATACTTTTGAAACATTCCAGCTGTTGATACTACATTTGAAGCAACTTGTTTCAACATTGCGATTCCACCAATAGCAGCAAGTGTCTTCTTGAATGAGACTCCTACACCTTCATTAACGGTAACAACAGCCTTGCTTTCATCCTTGAACAAAGCGTATTCATCCTTTAGAGCTTTGGTAGATAATCTTGCAAGAGCTTGTTGTGATTGTAATTCACCAAGAGCATACTTTTGTTCTCCTAATGCTGCCTTTGCACGGTTTAATTCATCTGATAAAGATTGTCTTTTAGGGTCGTACTTTCCTAATTTCTTATATTGTTCTGTAAGCATTGAAACATCATTCTGTGTCTCACGTATGATGTCTTTTTGTTTAATGATCTCTTCGGATAAGGAATTGACAGCTTTTTCGCCATCGTATATACCTTTTTTGAATCCCGTTTCCATCTCTGCTCCAGCTTTAGCGGCATTAGTTACCAACTCATCCAACCTTTGATTAGATGCAGCAAGTTGAACATTTAAAGCCTTGAAAGCAGCAGGAGACTGCGTGCCATCCATGCTCATTAACTCTTGTTTTAACTTCGCAATTTCATTACGGAGCCTTACAACCTCTTCCCAGTCACTACCTACCTTAAAATATAATTTCGCCATATCTATTTCTTTTTCCTACGATTAGCCAATTCCTTACCACTGATTCTATTCACTTTTTGACCACCATATACTGCGTGTAATTTATCCCGTTGCATCATCAGCAAATTCCGATAAGGGATAACCTCAAACACTTCTGTATAACTCAAATGAAGCGTGTCAATCAAATGGGCTATCTGCCCGAAGAACGTTGTGTTTCCTACTGTTTCGGTCTTGCTGCCAGCATCGACACGTTCCTCATCGAGCTGACACACTGAAAAGCCGAAATATCCATCATAGAGAAACAGACTTCCAAGGCATCTTTGACTTCTTCAAAAGTGCCGTTCTCCAATTCTTTGACCAAACTATCATTCCCGCAGATGAAACATGAAATACCTTTCAGCATATCTTCAGTAGCTTCAGGAAGCTCTTTAATAGCCTCCATGATATTATCTCCTCGCAGGGCGATATTGGAAAAATGATGAATGGCACGACAGATAATTTTAATTGTAGGAGGTTTGATGGTATAAACGATTCCACCTATCCCTACATTTTTAAAATCCAGCCCTAATAGGGCATCAGAAACCGTTTTTGCTGCTTGATTATTCATAACATTAAATTAAAAAGGCGGTGAGCAACCACCCACCGCCATCTGAAAACAATCCTTTTACTGAAAAATTATCAACCTTCCGGCACTACAACTTCCGATTCGTCAAACCACTTTTCGGAAGCCAATCCATCTACACCTGTGGAAAGGGGAACGGCCGAAACAGCCAATCCGACAGCCTTATCGGTATTAGAGCCACGGGCATTGATAGCCGCTTTCGGAAACACAACATAAACTCCGTCTTTGGTTTTACCAATCACACATTTATGAATAGGCTTATACTTGCCTCTTTCCCAATTCTTTTCTGTGGCTTTACCACCTTGTAAATCAGCCTTTGTAGCATAATCATACTCACCAATGGTGAAGTTGATTTTCACCTCACCCGGTTCAGACGTTTCCCGGTAGTACTCACCAGTCAAAGCGTTTTTGTAACGAGTTACACTTGCCTCTGCTTCTTCGTATTGATACGTGTCACCATGCACATTCTTGACCCGCTTCGTTGCTGCGTTTTTCAAGATGGTGGCTACTTCTGCGCCTGTTAATCCGGCAGCTGGAGTAGTAACCGTTTTAATCGGTTCTGCATAATACAGTTCGTCAATTTCTACTGCTGTAATCATATCATTTTACATTTAATACATTAAACAAAATTCTCACATTCACATAATGACACTTCAAAGCTGTGTCCGCTTCTGTACCGATAGAATCAATAGAGTAACGATATGTCATACCATCATAGGTGCTTACTACATCATCAAACAGCTTGCCAGCCTTTCTTTCAAGTTCGTTAAGCCGGATTGTGTTCGCTTCATTCTCGCTTAAATTGGGTACACATAGATTCACTTCTGCGAAAGATTTCTTCCAATAAGTTCCCGGCTGTTGTTTCTTCGTGTGGATGACAATCCTTTCGGACTTCAATTCACCCGTCAGCGTTTCTCCTGCTGGTACTATGTCTATTCCGAAAATCTTGCAGTCCCGGTAGAGGATGTTTCCTATGTCGGTGGTTACTATCATCGTTCAAATCTATCTTTCAATCTTTTTTCTGTCCTTATCGCTGCACTTCCTGCAACTTCAAATCCTTTGGATTCCACGAATGAAGCATAATCAGCTTCGTTTTTCAGAATTAAGCCATCTTCATTAACCTCATAATCATTCGATTCTCTCAAATGTTTTGTGTGGTCTTGATAGTTTCCGGTAGCTTTTGCATCTTCAACAAATGCCTCTCCCTCTTCTTTCATGCCAGCAACGACTTCGCTTGTTCCGTCCTCAAAGAACTGGTCAACATCCGAAAAGTCTGCATCTATTCCAACCATATTACTCTATAGGAAAAATAGTTTGTTTCCAAAGGGCTTTTAGCAACTCCTTCACCTCTTATGCTTCCATCGGCATTCAAACAACGAACCTCTGCACCTGCTTCAACCTTTGACGGCTTGTCAAAGACTACCTTGTACTTGAAATCATACAAAGCACCATTGATAGATACTTTCTTTTCCGCACTTACATCATCACAACGGCATTTGCACACCTCCTTCCAGCTTTCACCACCGGTACCGGGAATAGGTCTTCCGAACTCATCCTTATCCATCGGGGTGATAACCTTAACCTGCAATATGTGGGAAGCGAATATCATAAGAAAGTCACTTTAGGTTTGTTACTCAGTTCGTCTTTCAAACCATACTGTTTGCACAGCCATGAGTACAATTTCATTAGGCTATCAACATAATTAGACCAAGACACAGAAAATCCGCTTTCGCTGACCGAAGATGGATTTTGTATCATCCACGGAATTTGCTTTGCACAAGCGACCTCTAATTTTGCCCGATTTTCCTCGGCAAAAGGTTCTTCACCATCCAATCCCGTTCTTGAAAGTATATTTTCAACTACAAGATTAGACGGGGTGTTCTTATCAAATACGCTTAATACAAACTCCTTGTTACTCATGGCTGATATCATTCAATATGGTGTAATCAGTTTACTATATGCGGTATAGCTATAATGCGTACAATGTTTAGATTTATAGATGTATCTGAACGGACATTTGGGAACATTAATTCGTACCCCTTGAATAGCCATTCCCTCTTTTATCGAACACATCATAGCCGGGTTATTTGCAACCAAAAACATGGGATGCGTCATGGTCAGTACAACACAATCAGCCGGAGCCGTTTCCAAAGTGATAAACTGAATATCCGGCAGACCAACATCAACAGATGGATTCACATACTCACACTTGGGAGATTCCACACTTGATGCCTGCACGTCCAACGAGACCAAAGACATCATCAAAAAGCCACACATGGCAAAAATAAAATTCTTCATTTCTTTTCTGGTTTATAAAATTAGACAATGGAAGGGTAGAAACACTACCCTATCCTTACTCGATACCTAATGCTTCTTTCAGCTTGGCAGTTGATTCTTCATCCAGTTCTGAGACCTTAGCCAAAAGAGTTTCTTCTTTCATATTGCCGGAAGCTTGCGCACCGATAGACTTCAAAGCATCAATCAAAGCCTTCTTCTCAAACTCCTTTTCAAAGAGGGAGATTTTCACCTCCTTCTTTTCTTCAGGGGCTTTCACTTCGGGAGCTTTCACCTCAACCCGTTCAGCGAGTTTACGGCTCTCCATATCCAACACACGGGATTCTTCAGCAACTTCAATCACTTCACCCGGACTGTAATACTTACCGGTGAATTTGTCGCGGAAAACAGATATAACCTTTACTTTCATATCCTACCTCCTTATGCTGATTGGATGGATGCAATTTCGCTCAGGTCGAAATTGGTAATCAAGTCCGGGTTGGAAATCTGCGGAATCCACTCTGCCGTATATTCCATGTAGCGACCGTTCTTATCACGGTAGTTGGAGATAAGCATCTGCCCCTCTGACGGGATATAAGTACGTCCTTGTACTGGGTCTGTCGCTTCATACGGGGTATGATGGCGCATATAACCAATGTTGTCAGAAGGCAACAGAGTAATGCGGTTATCCGCGTAAATCTGCACATTCTTTCCCGTCTGGTCTTTTACGTAGTCCTCCTTGATTTCAATATGCGGCAAACCGATGCCGGTGAACACTTCGGAAGCCAAAGAAGAGGAAACCAATCCCGTACTCAACTTCATTTCGTTGCTGCCGAGAATCATCTTGTACTGCTCACCAAATTCAGATGAACCAAGAATAAGCTTGTTGAAAGATGCACGGGTCATTATCATCTTGGCATAAACACCAAAATCCGGAGCTAAAGAATGAAGTTTCTCTCTCAAATAAGAGATAAGCATATTCTTTCCGTCCACAACCACATCTCCACTTTTCGGCTTGATAAAGTTGAACGGAAGGGCAATCTCCAGCAGTTTATTATTGGTCTGACCGGAAGTGATTGCGGCATCTTTGTTGTAAACGGTGGCTTCACCAAGCATCAACAGCGCACCGACAATAATATCCATACGCTTGTGGGCGGCAAGGGTAATCTGACGGTAGTCGTCTGCCAGGAAGTTTACAATCTCTTCCATTGCAGCCTTTTGGTCGGCTGGCTTAGCTGCATTGAACTTGTCAATCAAATCCTGCAATTCGGAAAGACGGTCAATAGACATCTGATAAGCATCACCCAAATAGGCAATCTCACCATATCCGGAACCGATGTTCCGACGCTCACGGATGGGTTTCTCTCCAAAACGTGAATTGATAGAGCCGGCCATAACTCCGGTTACAGAACCGATATAATCCTTGAACACACGAGTAGTCACTCTGCGGAAAGTAAGATACTGCTGCCAATAGATTGTGTCCTTGCGTGTCTGGTTCACACGTCTGATGATAGCGGAAACAATGTTCGCATCATCGAATAATGTTTGAATCGTTAAAAACATATCCTACCTCCTTACTCGTTAAATTCAAACCATCCCTTCATGTTGGCTTTATCGTTCTCGGAGAACGGCATAACCAATTTTGAGGGTTCAATTTCTGCGGCTGTACGAAGCAATGAAACCAATGTGACTCCGTCCTCAACCTTTGTACGGTTAAACAGAGCCGAATTAGCTACATGCTTTTGTTTTAAACCATCAACTGCAACCGCATTGAATAATACGGCATCTTTGGCGATATTCTCACCAAAAGCAGCCTTGATAGTCAATACATCATAACCGACATTAGATTTATCAATTGCCGTTACTTCTGCACCTTTCTTGCCGCTTCCGACAAACATACCCACATAAGCCAAAGAGTTCTTGGCTACTTTGATAGACAAAGCCTCTCCACCAGTGGTATAGGCTTCTACTACTCTCACATTGATTACCGTGTATGCGAACTTATTTTTCAAGTCCGCACAAATCGGTGTAAATCCGGGAAGAAAACTTCCCACTACCAGGTTCTGCGTGTCGAGTTTGAACGGGCCACGTCTACGAATACCGGTCTGGACATCGTAGCGTTCCTCTTGCTCAACAGGTGGAACCAAATCGTACTTAAATCCTGCTGACATAATTAAATTTTGCTTTGTTCAACAATAGTTTTTGTCCCTTCGTCAATCATCTTGGCGAGAGATTCACTCTCTTTCTCCATCTTCTGCTCTGCTGATTCGGGAGGGGTCACGCCTTTGAAGCCGTCATTCGCGAACTCCTGTTTCAAGTCCTTGAAATAAACGTCCAAGTCCTCATCATCCTTGATGGCGCATCGTTTGGCGTAGTTTTCGGGAATACCATACTCCTTTGCTTTTGCCAAAATCTGCTGGCTACGTGTTGCTTGAGCCTTCTCCGTTTCAAACTGTGTTAGCTTGTCAGAAAGGCTCTTGTTGGAATCAATTAAAGCTTGCGCCCATGCAGGCACATCGTCTTTATTCTCTTCCGTTTTGATGGTTGTGGTAGTCTCGATTGGCTTACCGTCTTTAAGGTTATGTTTCTTCTCGTAGTTGGAAACTGCGGTCTTGGAAGCATCCCCGACACGGAAATCACCATAGGAATTTAGCACGTCCGAGAAGCTGATACCCTCAACAATGGAGTTTACCTTTGTCTCGTCCGTTACACCCTCTGCCTTCTTAGTGGCAATTCGGGTTAAGATAGCAGTGTCCACCCCAGTAAACTTCTGTTGCAGCCCTGCCAAGATTTGTTCTAAGATTGTCATACCGTATGAATTTGATTTATAAATTTCTACGGTAAATTTCGGCATTAATAAGCTATGTGAAAAATTATCAGATAGGTGATACACGACAATGAAACGATTGTCGTAAAATGGTATAAAAAAGGCGTGAAACCGAATGGAATCACGCCTAAATAAAGTATTGTAACTTATGCCGGTACAGCCATTAATTCACGCCCTACTGAACGTATTGTTTCTATAATATCTTCAAAACGTTTCTTAGACGGCTTCTTTGTTCCGCTTACATATTGAGCAAACAAACTCTGAGAAATACCTAAACGTCGTGCTATGGCAGCAGCATTCAATTCAGGATGAGCTATAAATAAATCATAAAGAGGATTAGATTTCCTTTCCCGAAAGAATCCCTCAAAACTCAAATCTTCATCAAGCTCTTTCCAATGTATTCCGTCATGGCTCGTTGTGAAATTTGCGCGCTGCGCAGGAGTAGCCCATTTCAGCCTTTGGAAATCTGAAAACTTCTCACATGCCTCCTTCCCGTCAGTGGTACGTATCCATACCTCCGTATCAGTCAACCATACCTTTTCAACTATGATATTTTCCATAACCACTTATTTTGATTTATTAAAAAATTTATTCCAATGCTCTGCTATTACTTCTTGATTTTCTTCTATAACTGATTCTACAAGTTTCAGTTCAGATGACTTCAAGCCATTATTTTTGATTAATGTAACTGGAAATAAAGTGAATTTAGCACTTACATCCCCTTTGATTACATGAACATGTATAGGCTCATGGTCATTAGCGTAAAACATAAAACGAAAACCAAATAAAATAAATATCGTTGGCATACCTTTCTCTATTGATTACCCTACAAATATAGGTAATTATTTAATTACCTACAACTATTCAAGCAAAAAATTAGCGGCAATTCTTTGATGTTGCCGCAAAATATTCTATTTTTCTTGTACTAAAATTATAATCCCTATAATTTTTCTGACTAAGAGGCATTTTTCTGTCCCTTATTTCCGATTTGCTCATTCTTTGCCGCTTGCTCCTCCTTGATTTCTGCAAGCTCCTCTTCTACCCTATCAGCATTCCCGGCAAACATGATTCCCTCACGCGTTGACCAGATGCCACCACTGACAGCGGAAACGGCAGTAGTCACCTTATCATTCAAATCATCAATCATATATGGAACCAGTTCTGTTTCTATGTCAATGGTTTGC